TGTGTGGAAACGCAGACTTGACGAGTATGAGCAAGTAGTAGCCGGCAAAGATGCACAACTGGTTGAGGGATACAGCAACTTCTCAAAGATGCAGATGCGCAATATTGTAAAATTTGCCGAGCTTGTGATCTCTGACTGCGGTAGTTATGTGCAGATCAAGAAGGTTGAGCGTAAACCGCGCAAAGTCAAAGCAGTGCCTCCAGAAAAACGTGCAGCCAAATTTAAACTACAGACTGAGTTTGCTGAACTCAGTCTCAAGTCCTTGCCAGCAGCACAGTTAGTTGACAAAAGCGAAGCCTGGTTATATGACACCAAAAAGCGCAAACTTATACACTTGGTGGCCGACGAGCATGTGGACAATTTTACAGTGAAAAACAACACCATTATTGGGTTCAGCACCAACGATAGTCTACAGAAAACTCTGCGCAAGCCTGCTGAGCAGCTCAAAACACTGGCCGCAGCAGGGGCTCCAGCAGCACGTAAGTTCTTCAAAGACATCAAGGCCACTGAAACTAAATTTAATGGTCGCGGAACTGAGAACTTAATACTGTTGAAGGCACGATAAATACTCCATAATGGAGTAGTGGATGAATAGTCAAAACCCAGTTGAGCCAGTACTAACAAATCTAAAGCAAGATCTCATAACCTATGTTCAGTTGCAACTAGCCGCAGAAATCATTGATCTTGAGTTAGATGCCGAGCACTATGAAGCAGCATACCAGAAAACTCTTGGTGTATATCGCCAACGTGCTCAAGCAGCCTATGAAGAGAGCTACACCTTCATGGAACTGGTCAATAACTTGAACATCTACACATTGCCCCAAGAGATTGTTCAAGTTCGTCAGATCTTCCGTAGAACTTTTGGGTTGGCCACTGGACCAATGAGTTCTTCCTTTGATCCCTTTAGCCAGGCGCAGATGCAAGTATATCTGTTGAACTTTAATCAAAGTGGCGGGTTGGCAACATATGATTTTTATACCCAATACGTTGAGCTTGCCGCAAAAATGTTTGGTGGATTCATGAACTTTACCTGGAACCCAGTTTCTAAAAAGCTTCAACTAATCCGTGTGCCCAAAGGCGATGGTGAAGTGGTACTGCTGTGGACGTACAATCTCAAACCTGAAACACACTTGTTGTCAGACTTTCAAATCTCCCAGTGGATTCGCGATTACATGGTGGCCAACTGTAAAATGATCATTGGCGAAGCACGTGAAAAGTTTGGACAGATCGCTGGACCTCAAGGTGGCGGAACTCTTAACGGCACAGCAATGAAAGCCGAGGCTCAAGCTCAAATGGATGCCAAGATACTTGAACTCACCAACTATGTTGATGGATCACAGCCATTAACATGGGTAATTGGCTAACTCCCCACAAGACAATCCCCAAGAATTCTGTTACAATAGTTCAATGGCACATTTAATGATTGACATTGAAACATTGGGCACCACTCCGGATGCTCTGATCCTCACAGTGGCAGCACAGACATTTGACCCAGTGGGTGATGGTTATTACAACCAATCATACTATGCTAGGGTTGATTTTGACAGTCAGATTGATCGAAAGATCGAAGATGGCACACTGAAATGGTGGGCTACTCAAAACAGCATGGCTCGAGAGGAAGCATTTTCTGAAGACGATCGCAAACCCTTGGAGCAAGTTCTAGACGAACTAGGAAAACTAATTTGGCAAAGTAGTGCCATATGGGCGAACGGTCCTACGTTTGACATGACCATTCTTGAACATGCCTACAAAAGTTATAAAAAACCCTTGCCCTGGCAATACTACCGCGTGAGAGATGCAAGAACCGTCTACATGCTAAAACCCGATTCAGCGGTGTCGTTAAACGCCCGAGTAACTGATGTCAATCGTCCAGCATCGCATCATGCTCTAGATGATTGTTGTAGACAGATTGATCTTTTGCAACAAACTCTGCGACAGTTAAACATAAAGGAAGTGATATGATTATAGGGTTGGTGGGATTCATCGGCAGCGGTAAAGATACCGCAGCAGATTACCTGGTTAACTGTCATGGTTTCCGTAGGGATAGTTTTGCCAACAGCCTCAAAGATGCAGTGGCCTATGTGTTTGGTTGGGATCGTACACTTCTTGAAGGACGCACAAAACAAAGCCGAGAATGGCGTGAACAAGTAGATCCCTGGTGGGCAGAACGTTTGAAAATGCCGCATCTTACTCCTCGTTGGATTTTGCAATACTGGGGCACTGACGTATGTCGTAACGGATTTCATGATGATATCTGGATTGCCAGTTTAGAAAACAAGTTACGTCAAGCACAAGATAATATTGTGATAAGCGATGTGCGCTTTCCCAACGAAATCAAAGCAATTCAAAAAGCCAACGGCAAAGTATTTAGAATTAATCGAGGCCCGCTGCCAGACTGGTATGATTATGCGCTATCAGTAAACCGCGGCCCTAGACACATAGGTTGGGCTCTATCCAGTGATAAGATGGCCAAACTAAAAATTCATCCTAGCGAATGGGCATGGATTGGGTACAAGTTTGATGCAGAGCTTGATAATAACGGAACAATTGATTCGTTGTTTGATCAACTCAAAAATCTGGTGCAAGATCGCCCTGGCGCCACGGACGATCCTGGCGCTTGACAACTTCCACACAGTTTCTACAGATAGTTCTTAAATTTCTAGACTCAACATTGTTGAGATTGCCGTCAAGGTGATATACTAGAGTTTGTGAATTGTATCTACTTTTAAACCCACATAAGTCGCATGTGGGTTTTTTCTTGTAACCACCAGTTTTCCATCGGGGTTCTTGGGGTTTTATCTTGCGATCTTTTCTGATGCAGTTGTCACAGCGTGTACGGTAATGCACTACCTCATCACGATGATAGTTCACCGCACAGGGTCGTTGATTGCAAGCAGTGCAAATAGGACGTTTCATAGGTTTATTTAATGCAAACCTTTGCCAAGGGCAGTGTAGATTGGCGGTTTTAAAGGAATTCGATAAATATTCATAACTTTAAAAGGAACCATCCAAATGGCACTTACATCACCTGGCGTACAAGTTACCGTTATTGACGAGAGTAACTATATTCCCGCAGCGACGAACACTGTACCTTATATTCTTATTGCAACTGCACAGAACAAAGTTTCTGGTGCTGGCACCGGTGTAGCAGCAGGTACACTTGCTGTCAATGCCAATAGAATTTACACCATTACTAGTCAGCGCGATCTTGCTGCAACGTTTGGTGTACCTTTCTTCTACAAGACAACTGCTGGTACCCCAATCAACGGTTACGAGCTAAACGAATATGGATTGATGGCTGCTTACTCATGCCTGGGTATTTCAAATCGTGCATACGTTCAACGTGCGGACATTGACCTAGCTGAACTCACTGCCACTTTAGTACGTCCAACTGGATCACCAGATGCTGGTACTTACTGGCTTGACACTGATGATTCTTTGTATGGCATTTTCCAGTGGAATGAAACCACAGGTGCGTTTACCAACCAAGTGCCATTGGTATTGACCAGTGCCACACAAATTGAAGCAAGTCCAAGTACTCTCCCACTGCAAAGTGTGGGTACCATTGGTGACTATGCAATCAATGCATTGAATGCAAACAACCCAGTGTATTTCAAAAATACATCAAACGAATGGGTATTAGTTGGTAGCGATGCTTGGAAATTGAGCTGGGCAACAGTGCAAGGTACTGCAGCACCAACAACATTGACAGCAAACAGCGTATTCACAGTTAACAACACTCCGATCACAGTGGCTGCATCACCAAACAACACAGTAAGCGTGGTGGTATCTAGCATCAACAGTGCCAACATTATTGGCGTAACCGCAGTCAACGAAGATGGTCGTTTGACTATCTATGCTGACAGTACTGCCACCAGTGACGGCTCTACAGCCAATGGTGGTATTGTTACTATTCTCAACGTGACTGGTACTGCTTTGACAGAACTAGGCATTACCGAAGGATCATATTACGCTCCGGGGTTCTTGCAGAGTCCAAATTATCAGGTACCACGCTGGCGCACCACTGATGATGAGCCAAAGCCAACCGGATCAATATGGAATAAGATAACTTCGGTAAACCAAGGTGCCAATCTCGTAGTTAAAAGATATAGCGGTACACTGGGTGTATTTGTAACTCAAAGTTGCCCACTTTATGCCAACGACGAAACTGCTAACAAAACGCTTGACCCCACAGGTGGCGGCAAAAATATTCCGGTGGGTACTACCTATGCTCAGTATGATGTCTACGGTGATAACACCTTTACATTTGAACTGTTAGAAAGAATAGAAAGTGGCGCGATGAATTCCACTGGAGAAACAATTGATCCAGTGTTTATCAACAGTACCACATTTACATTACAAGCCAGTGCACCAAACAGCACTGCATTGACCACAGCCGTGACAGTGACGTTGGCAGGAACCACACCAGCTGATTTCATTGCTGCTGTGAGCGGCGCAAACGTTCCTTATGTTGGCGCTTCACTTAACGCAACTGGTCAAATAGTAATGACACACAGTGCTGGCGGTGTAATTGTAGTTGAAGATCAAACTGGTACCCCTATTGTAACAGCTGGACTTGATCAGGCTACAAATGCACGAGCATCAGCCGCAGGTGGATACATTTTAAGTAACTGGATACAACTAGATTATACTGCAAGTATTAGTGAACCAGATCAAGATCCAGCTAATGGTCGCTTATGGTATTATTCAACTACCAGTGAAGCTGACATCATGATCAATGGTAACAATGGATGGCAAGGTTATCAAAATGTCAACAATGATGTGCGTGGTTACAATCTAACTTTAACCAATGCCAAAGGTCCGCAGTATGCTACAACTGCACCTACCACACAGAATGACACAGCACAGTCACCATTGGTATATGGAGATCTATGGATTGACACATCAGACTTAGAAAATTACCCATTGTTATATCGCTGGGAAATAGTTGACGGTCAAGACCAGTGGGTAAAAGTTGACAATGCTGATCAAACCACTGAAAACGGTGTGTTGTTTGCCGATGCACGGTGGGCTACTAACGGTAGCACTGATCCAATCACTGGCACAATTCCTACTATCACAAGTCTGTTGACTTCAAATTATTTAGATTTAGATGCACCAGATCCAACACTGTATCCAACTGGTATTTTGTTGTTTAACACACGTCGTTCAGGCTTCAATGTCAAGCGTTTTGCAGTGAACTACTTCAATGCCACTACCTATCCTGACGAAACATTGCCTTCGGTGACCAATGCTTGGGTCACAGCATCAGGCAACAGAAATGATGGATCAGCATACATGGGTCGTTTGGCGCAGCGTGCCTTGATCGTTGCAGCATTGAAATCAGGCATTGATACAAGCACACAGGCTCGTGAAGAACAAATTGACTTCCAGTTAATTGCTTGCCCACAGTATCCTGAGTTGGCAACAAACATGGTAGCACTCAACAACGAACGCAACAACACTGGCTTTGTGTTGGTTGATACACCGCTGAGATTGAGCCCTGAAGGCACTAACATTCTCACCTGGAGCACTGACAACAATGGTGAAGGACTGCCAACTGGTGATGGATTGTCAATTGGTAATCAGTACATGGCAACATTCTATCCAAGTTGCCAGACCACAGACTTGAGTGGATCAGCAATCGTTCAGCCTCCCACACACATGATGTTGCGTACATTTATTCGCAATGACGAAGTGGCGTTCCCATGGTTAGCACCAGCTGGAACACGTCGTGGTCTAGTTGACAATGCTGATCGCATCGGATATATTGATTCAGCAACTGGTGAGTTTATACAAATTGGTGTACGCCAAGGTCTGCGTGATGAGCTGTACATTGACAACATTAATCCAATTACTGTGGTTCCTGGTGTTGGTATCACTAACTTTGGTAACAAGACGTTTACATCAATTAGTTCAGCATTGAATCGTATCAATGTAGCACGTTTGATTGCATTTATGCGTGGTAGACTTGAGCAAATTGGCAAACAGTTCTTGTTTGAACCAAATGACCAAATTACTCGTGATGAGATTGCAAATTCAGTTGAAAGCTTGATGATTGATTTGATTGCCAAACGTGGTATCTATGATTACTTGGTTGTCTGCGATTTGTCAAATAACACACCTGCAACTATTGACCGAAATGAGTTGTATGTTGACATTGCAATTGAACCAGTTAAAGCAGTTGAATTCATCTATATTCCATTGAGAATCAAGAATACTGGTGAAATCTCAGCTGGCTCAGTAGCTTCGGCGCAGGCAGCAGCTTAAATGATTGGATTCATAATGACTCAGAATCGCATGGTTCCAAGTGCCATAAATACTGTATATAGGAGATAACACATGGCCGTTTCATCACTAACAAGAATGACAGTGCCACTGGCCAGCGATCAAAGCTCGTCGACCCAGGGACTGTTGATGCCAAAACTCAAGTACCGCTTTAGAGTGGTATTTGAAGGATTAGGTATTTCAACTCCAAGAACTGAACTTACCAAACAAGTGATTAGTTTCGCTCGTCCAGAAGTGTCGTTTGAGGAAATCATGGTACCCATCTACAACAGCACTTTGAAACTTGCTGGCAAGCACAGCTGGGGCGACATTGCAGTTGAAATGCGCGATGATGCTGGCGGCAATGTACAGAAGCGTGTGGGAGAACAATTGCAGAAGCAAATGGACTTCATGGAACAGGCATCAGCTGCAGCTGGTATTGATTACAAATTCACAACACGTTGCGAAGTACTTGATGGTGGTAACGGCAATTCTACTCCAGTGGTTCTTGAAACCTGGGAGTTGTATGGTTGCTACTTAAAAAGCGTAAATTACAACGACTTGAACTATGGCACAAGCGAAGCAGTTACAATTACAATGACAATGTCATTTGATAATGCACTGCAAACTCCAATTGGTTCTGGCGTTGGCGCAACTATTGGTCGTATTACAGGCGACGTAATCACAGGTGCATTAACAGGCGCTCCAGCAGCGTAATTATAAATGTCATTTGGTCAAGACTTCCTGCAAGGATTCGCTGGTAATGATTCCTTGCGGGATTTCCAACATGCAAGCAAGACTTTTAGAACCAATGGATACGAACTATCCCCAAGGTTCAAATATCTTTTCCACGTCAGTTTCACAATCAACACCCCAAACATTCCACAGATGGGCGGAGGTACTGGTGCCTTTACCAACACTGATATTCCAAACATGGGATTGGTAGTTAAGAATGTGCAACTGCCTAGCTATGAGATGGATGTCAAAGAATTAAATCAGTATAACCGTAAGCGTCTTGTACAAACAAAAATAAATTATCAACCAGTACAGATTAATTTTCATGACGACGGTAGCGATTTAATTCGTAACATGTGGTACAATTACTTCAGTTACTATTACAAAGATCCAAGTCAAAGTTATTCTGGTGGTGGATCTACACAAGGCACCAACGGCAATGCAGTGAACATGCAGGCTGGCTTCAGTTACAACAATCGTGATATCTATTCGCAAAATCGCAACGGTAATGACTGGGGATATATTGGGGAAAGCTTCAATGACACTTCAGGTTATGCTGCTGCCAATGGCACTGATACCAGCGGTAAGCCTCCGTTCTTCCGTGATATTCGTATCTATGGATTGAACCAGCACAAGTTTGTAAGTTATGTTCTGATCAACCCAATGATTACCGGATGGCAACATGATCAATTTGATTATGCACAAAGCAACGGAACCATGGAACATAAGATGACCATCAAGTACGAAACTGTAAAATACTACAGTGGTGCAATTGGATCTGGCGCATCTGACCCAACCGGGCAACGAGTTGACAGTGACACCAATGTGAAGAATTTTGCAGACCCATCACGCTATGACACAGTGCGTAGTCCAATTGCTCGTCCAGGATCAACTGCGTCGGTACTGGGACAGGGTGGATTGTTAGATACTGGAATTGGTATTATCAATGATTTGCAACGCGGCGACCTAGCTGGCATTTTAGGCGGGGTACAAAAAAGTGCGGCTGCTTATCAAACGTTCAAAGGCAAAAACTTCCGAGCCATTGTCAATGAAGAAGCTAGATCTGCAGCCACAGGTGTACTCAAACAAGAATTGCCTGGTGCTACCCGAGCAGTGATAAACAAAGGTAACAGCACATTCTTCCCAACTCCTCCAAAAGGCCCACCTAATGTCCTCGGTTAATCTACCCAATTATAACATAGATCAAACAGTAAGAATATTTGATGAATTTTATGTGTTTGATCAAGTCGTTCCTGTGGCCGAGTATGATGCAGTGTACAGTTATATGAAATCTCAATTTGATGGTGACGAAGCCGCTGGTAACTTTACAGTGACCTTGTTCCGTGTGGCACAGGAAAGCGGTGTTGGTGTGTTGAATTTACTGCAAGAGATCCAACGCTATGACCAACCAGAACTCACTGCAGTGCTGGCTTATTATCTCAATGGTCTTCGCAGTTCCTCCACACTGTATGGTGTGCAGAGTGTGATACTGCCCAACTATTACGCAGCCCGTAACGTATTGCCATGAGTCGCTGGGCACAGGGAAATTTTCAACCCAAGAACACTGCCAAGTATGTTGGTAAGTCAACTCCTCGTTATCGTTCAGGTTGGGAGTTTGCTTTTATGCAGTTTTGTGACAACAACGATGCAATACTGCAGTGGGCCAGCGAAAGCATCCACATTCCCTATCGCAATCCTTTGACTGGCAAGAACACTATCTACGTGCCTGACTTCTTTATCACTTACCGTACCAAGAACAACAAGGTCTGCGCCGAAGTCATTGAGATCAAACCCAAAAAGCAAAGTGTGGTTGAAAGCAAACAAAGTCAACGCGACCGTGCTGCAGTGGTTGTGAATCATGCCAAATGGGCAGCCGCTCAGAAATGGTGTAATCACCAGGGCTTGGTGTTTCGAGTGATCACTGAAGACGACATATTCAAGAACGGCAAAAATAAGTAAATTACACAAAGTGATAAATATTGCTATGTTTACACATAACAAATATCACAATTTATATTTCAAAATTGTTAATAAAGCACGACAGAGAACATTAGACACTGGTGTTAAATTTGAAATTCATCATATTATTCCTCGATCACTTGGCGGCAGCGACGCCGATGATAATCTTGTTAAACTAACACTCAAAGAACATTGGATTTGTCATAGACTTTTGGTTAAGTTTTTAGATGATCCAACTGCCTTAAGAAAGATGTATAACGCATTGTATATGATGGCATTAAAAGATTATAGAACGGTCAACGGTCGAATTTATCAATATATTAAAGAAAACGTTGTTCCTTGGAATAAAGGATTAACTGGATTATACCAACCTCCCCTGTCAGAAGAATCAAAACAAAAACTCAGCTCTTTGTGGAAGGGAAAATCACGTCCTCAAGAACATCGAGCCGCAATGAAGGCTGGCTGGGAACGAATCAAACAAGAAGGATATCAACCGTGGAATAAAGGTATCGTCGGACTGAAAGGTCCATGCCAACCTATTACCCTAATTGATCCTGATGGTGTACCACATCATTATGAGAGTATGAAACAAGGTTGTAAAGAAAACAATCTCACCTATACAAAAATGAGTAGTGTAAAAAATGGGCACCTGCTGCACCACAAAGGCTGGACCATAGTCAAGCAACCAATAAATATGGCATGACCCGCAAACTTGAAGACCTTTTTGATTTACCATCTAGTGCCGCTTCTGAGCCGGACGAACCATTAACTCCCCCATCACATGACATGGCTATTGTGCCAGAAACTCTTGATCAAATTGACAAGATTGAAGCAGCCTTGCCTGCTGTGCGTGGGCTTGAGGCCACAGACAGTGAGATGGATGACCTTGCGCAGAAAGCCACAGACAGCTACAAAGATCTCATGGACTTGGGCATGCAAGTAGATTCACGCTTTGCATCAGAAATCTTTTCAGTGGCCAGCCAAATGTTGGGGCATGCTATCACAGCAAAAAATGCCAAGGTCATGAAGAAGCTCAAAATTATAGATTTACAACTGAAAAAATTAAAAATGGACAGAGATGGTGCAGGTGCGGCACCGCTGCCCACGGCCACTGGCCAGGTTTTAGACCGCAATGATTTGCTGCAGCGTGTGTTGGGTAAGAATCAAAACACACAAAAAGAATAAATATCATATAGGACACTACCATGAAACAACTACGCGAATATCTAGCTGAAAGCACACGAACATACGACTATCGTATCAAAGTTTGTGGCGATGTACCACCAGGGTTCTTCAAGGAACTTCGGGATAAACTGGCTCAATTTGATGTGGAAAAAATGAGCGATGCCAAGACTACACCAGTTTTGCCATTGCCCACTGACTTTCCTAATTTTAAAAATGAGCGTGTGAATTTTGTTGATGTGAGCTTTCGCTATCCAGCCATTGAGCCACAGATCAAACAACTGGCACAATTGTTGTTGATGGATCCAAATCGCGTTGTCATGCATACTCAAAAGTACACAGACAGCATGGGCAAAGAGTACGAAGACATTGACGCTGAAAATAAAAATCTTTTGGCTGACACAGACTTCCCTGCGCCTGACAAAGAACAAAAAGCCTTGAGCAAGGATTACTCTACGAATCCTTATCAACACGATGTGTTGAAAAACACTTATCGTAGTGACTTCAGTGTGGCTGGTGGTAAAACTGATCCAGCCAAATATTCTGATCAATTGCCCATGGGCGATGACAGCCCAATTGGTGGCAAAAACAAATTGCCTACTGTAAAATCCTTTGCGAGATAATATTATGAACGATAACGACAACGCCAACATGTATGAAATTTTTGAACGCCTAAATCGTGTTCAATCCCGACCTTCTAAATTAGAAGAAGCTGCTACCAAGCATGACGCGGTGGATGAAGCTGTTCGTGGAACAGTTTTTGGAAAGCAAGGGTATAGAGCTCCACAGACTCAAGACGAACGTAATAGAGTTGCTCAAACAATTAAAGGTAATCGCGCACAAAATCGTGCAGATACTAGAGTTACCGGTTATGGAAACAAAGTGGCACCGCAGCGAGGTGTGTCTTCTGCTGATACCGGCGGTGCTCGCGGCTCCGCAGTAAATGTTGACCAAACCGGACAGGCCACTGATTTTGAACCAGGGATAGGCAATATAGATCCACAAGCTCAAGGCTATCGTGGTGCACTCACTTTAGGAAAACGTTCACAGGGTAAAGGTGTGGCTGAAGAAGGTGGCACTCCAATGACGCCAAAACAAAAGAGTTTTGCCAAACTGGCTCCACCTGCAGACAAGATTACGTTTGCTGATAAAATTGCTGGTGCCAAACAAGAAGTTGATGAAATGCTGGGCGACGTTGCTGCTGATGCAATTAAAAAAGCAATCAGTACTCACAAAGGTGGGCAGGTGTCCAAAGGCAAGGGCGTTACCCGGCACTCAGCAGGCGCAGGAGTATATGGTGGGTCAGACCCTGATCAAGGTCACGCCGTTGACCGTATGAAAGGTCCTTCTGACAAAGCATTGGGCGGCAAAGAATATGCAGTCAAAGAAGGATCCCCAAAGAAAAAAACTCAGTCTCCAGACGAACAACATAAAGTTGTTGCGGGAGTACGTGATGCCATGCGTAAAGGTTATGACAATGTTCAAAAAGGTCGAGATGAACGTGCTGCTGCTCGATTTGTTGCTAAGTTAAAATATGGCATCAATGACAGAAAAAAAACCGACGAAGACTTTCCCACAGTGGCCGATGCTGAAAAGCGTCTGCGTGACAAAGAAGGTAAAACAACCAAAGGCACAGTTACTAAAACTGCCGCAGGTCTGCGTCACACACGTGACTATGAGCATGACGTTGGTGCTGACGATGAAAAATCATCCTCAGGTGAAAAGCGCAAAGCTGGTCGTCCTAAGAAATATACTGATGATGCACCACGCCAAGAACGTGTGACTGCCAAGAGCCGTAAGACAGATCGTACTGCACATGGACAAGCTGGATTTAAAAAAGACAAAGTCAAAGAAAACAATGTTGACATTGTTGATCAAGGTGAATACGATCAAGAAGGCGACATGGCCAAAAACGATATCAAAACCATTGTACGTCATGCACAGGCTTTGCATAAAATTCTTGGTGACAGCGACAACTTGCCAGAATGGGTACAAAGTAAATTGGCCAAAATTGAAGCCATGATGATTAGTGTAGACGAATACATGCAGAATCAAGACGATAAAGAAGGTCAAGAACCAGTGGCAGAAAAAGCAGTCAGTAAAAAACAACAGCGTTTCATGGGCATGGTACATGCTGCACAAAAAGGTGAAAAGCCTGCCAGCAAAGAAGTTGGCAAAGTTGCCAAGACCATGAAGAAAAAAGATGCTGAAGATTTTGCTAAAACCAAACACAAAGGCTTGCCTGAAAAAGCCAAAGCCAAGAAAAAAGAAGAATCAGTAGAAGAAACCACTACATCAGGTTCAGTTGCCGCAGCACCCAGCACAGGTAACAGCAAGGGTGGCATGTCATTTGGCAAAGGCATTTACGACAGTGTTGACCGCAAAGTTGAAGCTATTATTGCTGAAAGCATGAGCATCAACATGAGTACTTCCACTGAAGGCGACCAAACTATGACTGTCACTGCCAGCGACGAAGATGCAATAAAACTGGCCTCACTGTTGAAGATGGCTGGAATTGGGTCTGGCAACACACAAGGCGGTTGTGATAGCTGCGGCGAATCACCATGTGGTTGCGATCACGTAGATGAAAACGCACCTGATTGGCCTACCAACAAAGAGTACAACAGCGATGCGCTACAATATGCCGGTGGATTGAACAAGCCCAAAGAGACTGGGCAAACTACTGCACCAGTGTTCAGCAGAGACGCACGCCGTCAGCACACTCCAGAGAACGATGAATTAGCACGTATCATGGAAATTGCCGGCATCAAAGAAGCTGCTGGCCCAGACGAAGGCACAAAGCCAGACTTTCTTGACATGGACAAAGATGGCGATAAAAAAGAGCCAATGAAAAAAGCTGTCAAAGACAAGGATGAAGAAAAGAAAGTTGAAGAAAGTATTTTTGCTTTGACTAATCAATGGCGTGCATTCAAGGGCTAACATGAAATCGTTCCGTGACTATCTAGCAGAATCAGAGTATGCCGCAGTGAATCCTGTGGCAGGCGATATCTTTGCCATTAACATCCGCGAAGAACAATTGGTTGAGACTTATGTCATAGCCGAGGACGCAGACAGTGTGACATTGTTTGCCGATGATCAGATGATGGCCATATTAGAAAGTTATGGCTTGCTCAGTGAAAAGATGATTGACATTGATGGCACTGAGATGAATCAGTATGACTATGACACCGAAGAAGAAGTTGGCGAAGCCCAAGAAAAATTAGATGAAATACTACCGGCTATTCTAGCTGGTGCTGCTCGGTTGGGTGCCGGTGCTGCTGCCGGTGCTGCTCGTCTAGGTGCTGGTAGGCTCGCCACAGGGATGGCGGCCAATGCTGGGATCAATGCACTGAGTTCTGATGATGAAGAAGAAGTCGGCGAAGCAAAATATCAAGGTCGTGAAGTGGCACTCAACAAGCCCATGGCTGGTGATGTCAAAAAGTCCAAAGTCTATGTGAAAAATCCCAAAGGCAATGTGGTCAAAGTAAACTTTGGTGATCCCAATATGAAGATCAAAAAATCTAATCCGGCACGTCGTAAATCGTTTAGAGCCAGACACAATTGCGAGAATCCAGGTCCAAAGACCTCGGCTCGTTATTGGAGCTGCCGAGCGTGGTAATATAAAAAGGAAAAAGAATGTCCAGTCAAGCCAATGTTTATTCAGGTGCCCTAACCAATGCAGTGTGGTATACCGACAAAGTCAGAATTGATACCGGTACTAACTCAGTGACCTATCAAGTCAATGTAGCAAACTTAGCTAATGGTAATGTTACCTCTAACACTATCTACAGCAACGCAGTTGTGGTGCCGGCTAATACCATGTTCACAGCATTTGTTGGTGTGGGCAACTTCCTTACCATCATCAGTGGCAATGCCACCGCATCAGAAGTAGGCACAGCAAGTTCAGGATCAAAGTCAGTACAAGCACTGTAATGCGAGCATATGAATTTATCAGCGAGAATCAAACTCTGCCCACCAAAAGACAAAAACAGTCTAGCAAGGGATTAAACACCTTCTGGGACAAATCAAGAACTGATAGCGACTATACAATGAATCGTGTGATGATGGCTGCGGCTTCAACTGATGGCACATTTGTTCCGGACATTGACAATCTAAGCTGGGCAGGCAACGATCGTACTGCTCATCCCTATACTAAACAAGAACAAGACATGCTTAAAAAAGCCTACCAGGCTGTGGGCGCAGCCTACAAAGATCTCAATCACGGAGATTTGCGTAGCATGGAATTAGAAACAACCAACAAAGTCAGTCCGGTCGTGGCATTTAAAGGATATGGGAGATGAGAGCCCGTGAATTTATTACGGAGAACACAACTTTGCCCCCGGAGCAAGCAGATCCCATGAATCATGTGTTTGTATTGCCCGGAGTACAATCCAGCGATCCATATCTAATATATCGACTGGGTGTGGCCGTGGCCCGTGCTAGAAGTGACGCTGGGTCTGACCCAATTCCCCATATGCCAGACTGGTCGCCGCGAGCCGCGTTTGGAGAAGAAGCAGTGGTCGCTGGATTTGATGCCAGTGTTGGACCGGTGATTGATCAGGCATTGAAAATGGCCAATCTGCCTACTAAGAAAATACAAGTCAGTACTCCAAACAGTTTAGAACCTGCGTCTGTTTTAAAACAAAGTCCGGTGCAAGCGTTCAAGGGCTACCCACGCTAATGTACCCCTAAACTAAATATTACACTATGGCAATCCCAGATCCCAGTGAAGTAGCACCCTGGTACCTACGTAACATAACGCAGGCGCTAGAGCTTGACGAAACCACAGGCAATGTATTTGTTCGCACCGGTCTAGCCTCTGGCGGAAATATCGTTATCACAGGCAATGTCACGATTCCTGGCGAGATAGACACACATATCACTGCTATTGGCTCTTTAGGTGATATTACAACTCCGTACATGCCTATTGGGGGCAATGTGGTGGTCACCAGCGGAAATATTATAGCAGTGGTATCTGGTACCGTAGCAGTTTCTAGTATTGCTGCCAACGTCACAGTGGTGGATGGCGGCGGATCAATCACAGTAGATGGTAACGTGGGCATCACTGGCACAGTAAATGCCAACATAACTGGCGGCAATGTGTCAACCATCATAGGTGGCACCAATCTTGATGCGTTTGGCCGACTCCGTGTTAGCAATCCCTTTACCCTGTTTGACAGCCAGAATCGCTACATAGACGGCGATCAGTTTTCTAACATCACAGCCACAGGTGGCAATGTGGTGTATGTGGCCAATGAAAGTTCATTCAATCTAAATGTATCTGCTGCCAGCGGATCCAGTGTGATCAGACAGAGCAAAACAGTGCAAGCCTACCAACCTGGCAAGAGCCTGTTGATCATGAACACTTTTGCCATGGCCACACTCAAGGCAAATTTAACACAGCGTGTGGGCTACTTCACAGCCGACAATGGCATTTATTTTGAAGCAGTTGGCACCACTTTGAATCTTGTGATTCGCAGTAGCACCACAGGCAGCATAGTTGAAGAACGCATAGTCCAGACTTCATGGAACGGCAATACTCTATTGTCAGGCACGGTACTAGACCCTACGTTGACGCAGATTTTCTGGTGCGATGTTGAGTGGCTGGGTGTGGGCAATGTGCGAGTCGGATTTGTCATAAACGGTGAATTTATTGTGTGTCACACATTCCAACATGCCAACCAGCCGGGCAACACCACGGTGTACATGACCACTGCTACCCTGAACCCTCGCTACGAAATAACCAATACTGGTGCTACTTCGGGTGTGAGCACCATGAAACAGATTTGCTCCACAGTAATCAGTGAAGGTGGGTTTTCACCTTCCACCAAGATTGCATACGTCACTAATAACACAACCGTTACAAGAGTCGCAAGTGCAAATACAGTAACGGCATTATGCAGTATAAGATTAAATCCAGCCTATCCTGACGCGGTGGTTGTGCCGGCTCAACTGGACTTGTTGCTGGTTGATGTTAGATACGGCCAGTTCCAACTGATTGAAAATGCCACCTTCACTGCCAGTTTCAGCAACGTGGCTGGATCAGTTGTTCAAACAGCCATACACAGCAATGTGATCACTGACGGTACTGTGGTCTATGCGGG